TACACATACCAGTCAGTCTTCGTGCCTTTAGGTGTACGAGAAGAATTCGTGCGACCAGCCATATCCGCAATAATCGTCGCAGCATTACGAACAACAAGGCGAAGAATGGTTTGATTACGCATCTGAGCAATCACACGATTACCAGCACGCATCTGCACAAACACACGAGATGACTGACCTCGGTTATTCCACGTTTTTGAAACACTAGAACCGCGCTTGCGGAAACCCCGCATAGGAATACCGGCAGACTTGATACTTGCCGACAAATTAGCCCTAGCAGGCTCAGCAAGCTCTTTCCACTCACGGCGCATAGTTTTAGCCAACTCTGGCTCAATCTCATTCAGGCGACGCACAAGACGCTTCATGTCACTGACAATGATGTCAGCCCTGTAAGTCTCTGCCATGAATCCGCCTAACGTCTACATCTATTCTACCGACAAGAAAACCGCCCCCGAAGGGGCGGCTTCCTAGTGTCTCGGCAGATTCTTTGCTACCAACCAGCGTTGCATGGTCCATAGCATCCTGTCATCGAGCTGTAACAACTCTCTAGGACTAATCCCGGTTTCAACCGCTAGGCCAGCGATCATCCAGTGAGCCGAAGACTCACCGAGACCAACTATTTTGGGTCTTCCTCAGACTCCCCAATGGTTTCAACTGTTTCCAGCCACTTCTCATAGTCAGCCTTTGTACCGCCGGAGCGCTTCTCCGAGTGCCACGCCAAAAACAGTAACCAGCCAATCCGAGTTTCCTCAGCCAGCTTCGTAACACTGATACCGAACTTGTCCTCGAAAGCAACAAGGTCAGCGGCGCTACAAGTTACCGTTTTTGCCGTACCGTCCTGGAACTGAATGTGTAGGTTGATTCTCATGCTGTAAGTTTACAACAATTACGCGGTTGCGTAAGCAACGGCACCCGTGGTGGGGAACGTCACTGAGAATGTGGCGAGGTCGCCAACTGCTCCAGCCACGGGGGTGAAGCTGTTAATCAAGGCCGTTGCGGTGTACTCAGGCGAGGTCGCTGAAGCAGCGGTTCCACCTGCAATCACAACAAACGTACCAATCGTGCCAACAAGGTCCTGGAACAGGTTAGACACACCACCGGCACCGAAGTCGCTGTGGAAGTCGAGGGTCAACTGACCACTCTTCAGGCCGCCCACAACCTCAGTCCAACCAGCGGAACCGAAGTCAGTTGTTTCGACCTCGGCAGCGTTCAGGACAAGCTCAGCGCGAGCGCAAGCGTCCGAAACATCTGTTCCGTTCACAGTTACCTTTTGGCTTGTAACTACATACTTTGCCAATTTATTTCTCCTTATACATAAACAACGACATCAAACTCAGCCGCCATATATTCCTGATCATCCAGTTGTAGAGAGCCTATGTTAGTCACGCTACGAACCCGTAAATCCGCTACGAGATTATTAAGTCTCCTATCCGATTCTACCGCAGACTTGATACTGTAGTCCCCGGTAGCAGCTACATACTGGTTTAGCTTCCGTTGCGCTGTGCGCTCGTCAGCACGAGACACGACAACGAAAAGTGTGAACTGTAGGGTAGTCAAACCCTGGTTGAAAGCCCCGTCGAAACCAATCTGCTCAAGGCTCAGAACCGCGACAGGGGGGTTCACCATGTCGGGAACGTTCTCTGCCGTCCTCAAACCACTAATTGTGGCAAGGTTCACGGCAATCTGTTGCCTAATTGCCTGAATATCCACGGCTACGCCATCCTAATACGGCAGTACGGCTCCAATAGTGTGGCAATGTCAGGGTCAATCCGTGACAGACGAACAACGCCCATAGAGTCGAATCCTGCCACACCCATTGGGCTGTCGGCACGCTTAAAATATCTGGCGGCCTGGAGGATACAAGCCTGCTCCACAGCATCCGGTACAGCAGACCAACCGAATGTACCCGTCACCTCAACAGTGGCTTCCTGCCCCGCAGTCGGGAACCAGTAGTCACCCACAGCACGAATGTGTGTAGTCGGGGAAGGGATACCACCGGCGATACCGTTCAACGGTTCCAGTTGCCTATCGTTAGTGCCCCAGGTTTGGTCAAACACCCCATCGACGTTCGTAGAAGTCTTCAAAGTTGTCAACGATGCAAGATCGTCAATCTCGACCAGGAAGTTGTCGTAAGGAATGTAAACCCGTGAACCCTCAGTCGTGTAGAACACACGCTCGGTGAAGTTGTCGATAGCGCGTGAAGCAGCCGTGACACAAATCTCCAACCAGGTGTCATCAACCGAGTCAGTGATGCCCAAAGAAAGCTTGATTGTTGTTAGGTCAGTGTAACCATTAGTGATCGCCATAAGTCCTCCACATCTAGTCTATCGTGGCGTATCCCATGCGTTCCGGCGTCTACGGTCCAAAGACCACACCCCCTGACCGTAATCATTCTTCGCCATCTTGTTGTTGTAGTAAATCGCGTTGTTCTGGAACGAGACAGCGTTTTTCTCACGCAATCCACGGTCAGCTCCAATAGTTGACGAATTTTCGTGCTGGGTAGGAATAGAAACTGACCGAATATGTACGTTTTTGTGTACAGCACGCCTCTGATAGTCGTTGTCCTCGAAATAGGCCGGGTAAAGGGCTTCGTCGAACAAACCGACCCTCCTGACGACCTCTTCACCGATAGAAAACGTGTGCCAGAAGGGAAACATATCAGAAAGGGTTATCTCGTCTCTACGAGCCTCTGAGAGCCCCTCAAGGGCACCAGGCAAATAAACCATGTCGTTCGAGGCGAAAAACCACCTGTCATCGTGCGGGAACAGTTTGATACCAAGATTCCACGACGCAGCCACCCCCAGGTTCGACGGCATACGCAAAATACGTCCACGCTCAATGAAAGGATGCTTCTTCAACAACCTGTCACTACAGTCCCCACCATTATCAATAATGAGAACATCCCTGATCGGGTAGTCAATGCTGTAAACCATCCGCTTCAGCAAATCGTAACGGTTCAACACCGGCACAATCAGATTAGGTAACATCAAACACCCTGAAACGTGTGACCCTCAAGATTCAAGTTGAGGAACGGGTTCAACGAATACACTGTCACATCATATTCCCGCTGCAACCAAGCTTTCATCAGCGCATGGTGCTCGTTATACAACACCCACAGTTTGTCCCCATCAGGATAACCCGCAACACGATGTTCACCATCCAGCGTTCCACAATCAGCACCCACCAAAACAATATGCTTCGCTCCCAACCATGCAGCCAAATGCATTGACCCGTGCAAGCTCGACGACCCGTAAGCCAACGAGTCCGGTTTCGGCGGGTGAGTAGTCAACGGATTCCACGCAGAGCCGGGCGGGTTGTAATTATCTTGCTCGATAAGAACAAGCTCATCGGTTTTCTCGCCCCGCCATTCCTGTTGCGTCACGGTGTCACGGGCAAGGGTGACAACGGCAATCCGCGCTGACATACTCAGAGCATCCTCGTGATAATGGGTAAAAGCATAGTCAGGAGTCAAGCCTAAAACCTGAGCGCTGTAGTTAGTGCTCACCGTTGTCTTGTCTTCAAAAAAGTGCGGGCTCAAGAAATTAAGTGATGGGCCGGAACCCAACACCCAGATAGTAGAACCAGGGTGCTTATCTTTTAGGGTGTCAAGCCTACTCACTAAACTCTCTCCTCAACAATGGCATCCAGTCACGCTTCCACACAGTCTCAACATCAAAGTCTTTAGCGAACTTCTTAGCAACCTCTGACTTGCCGTGACCCAGATCGTAAGCCTGCTCCAGGGCGTCCACAATCGACGGCACGTTCGGTGTCTGCCACCACGACAACTGACCGGCATCCCACACGGGTGTCCCGTCCACCAACCAACCATCGTCAGCTACAAGGTCTTGTGACGCAGCCCAGTTAGACGCAATCACCCTTGTCCCTGTTGCTTGCGCTTCAATCGTGGGCACACCGAAACCCTCACCCATGCTCGGGGCAAGCAGAACATCCATGCCCGTGTAGTACGCGGCAAGGTTCTCCTGAGTGGACCCGTAACGGTACTCCAACGGGTTCACCAACAACACAGATTGCTCAGGCACACCGAGCGCCTTCAACATCTCCAACAAGTTCCAACCAATACCAGAACCCGTCGCATCAGTGTGCAAATACAACACAGCGTCAGAATGTTTCTTCTGAAAAATACTAAACGCCATCAAGTTCTCACTAAAAGCCTTACGATGCACCAACCCAGAAGCCTTGTTAGCGGCAACCATGCCCACAACAAACTTGTCCCAAGTCTTCCAATAATCACGAACATCACTGCCCGTGTTCAACTCCCAAGACTCCTTCAACACCTTCGTATCAATACTGTGAGGTATATACACGTTGTCTATACCCTTGTCATTCATTTGGCGATGACCGAATGGTGACATTGCAATCGGGAGAACGTTAGGTTTACGCAACCACTGTTCAACCTTCGGCGGCATCGTAATGTGATCCAAGGGTGTCCACGACCAAATCTGACGCATCTTCTCGTACTGCTCAGACTCAAACACCCACACGTCATACAACGTGAAAAACAAATCCTTCTTCTGCACCAAGTTACTCCACGTCATAAAATCCAACGGTGCAGTGTCCTGCGCGTAACCAGTGAAACTACGAGGGAAGTGTTTAGCCTCACCATAAGGTGTGCGAATAACATCAATCTTGCCCTCAAGACCAAAGTTGGAAAAGTTGGCAACATCCAACCCCTGACGCAACAGACAGTCAACCAAATACTTGACCTGTTGACCATAACCAGTCGGAACATCATAAGAGTTCGAGTAAATACCAAAAGCACCAGATAACTGTTCCCGCAATGCAGGGTTCCCCTTTTTTCCCATACGGGAATCTTAGCAAACAGAAGGGCCGGGGCAACCCACAACCCCGGCCCTTCAGCGTGTCGTCTAGTACTAGGAAGCAGCTCCCACGAAGTACTTGACGTGACCAGCGTGAGTCAGGTCGCCGTCCACGCGCATCAGGAACCGATAGAAGGTCTGGTCCTTGTTGAAGGCGTAGTCGGTGCTTGACGCAACCTGGAGGCCACCAGCCATACGCACCTTGTACGAAGGCAGGTGTCCGAAGACGACGGACTTAGCGCCGGTAGCCTGAGCTGCCATTGCAGGGTTCTCGAAAATCGGGAATCCAGCAAACGAGTCGGGCTGTCCGACACCAACCTGGTACAGGTATTGTCCAGAGTTGTCCTTCAGCTTACGCATTGCGCCGAGCGAAGCGGTGTTTGCCATGTAAGCAACACCAGGCAGGCGACGAGCTGCACCGTCAAGGCTGTAAGCCAGGTCGATGAGGTTGTCAGCGGTGAACGCACCGGAAACGGCGGTTCCACCAGTGATACCAGAACCAGCGGCGGTCACGATACCGTTAGGCTTGTCCGATCCGTCACCAGTGGTGAGGACGGAGTTAACCGTGAATCCGATAGCGTTACCAGCCTGCTCAGCAAGCAGAGCCTCAAGGTTGAATCCTGCATCTGCAATCAGCTCGTTGCTGACGCCGATGAGGAAGCTGTACTTGTAAGCTCCGAGCGTGATGCTGGAGAAGGTGGGGTCGGACTCAGCAATAGCCGAACCTTCAGTGACCAGTGCAGCAGTGCTGTACGCGGTCATCGTCGGAACAGTGATGTCCTCACCGGAAGTGGTGTTGAAAATCTCGGAAGTGTCCAGCATGGGACCAACGAGACGGGCAACCTGGAACACCTGGTCGTAGAACGAAACAGGAACAGTGTTGCTGGAAGTAACGAGCGCACGCTTCTCGAACGTGTGCGAACGCATTTCTCCCATACCAATGGCACGAAGAACGTCACCCTCGCTACGAGCTTCCTCGGAAGGAACGTAACCGCGTGAAGCCTCAGCAGCCTCGGACTTGCGCTCTTCCTGACGCTGTGCAACCGCGATAGCCTCATCAGCGGCGCGGATGTCAGCTTCGAGAGCGTTCACCTTGTTTAGTGTCTCAGTGTCAAGACCGCCGCGCTCCTCAGCCTTGTCCAGGGATTCCTGAATCTGGGCAGTAAGGTTTGCGCGGAGTTCTTGCTGAGACTTTACGAACTCAGACAATTTTGTCTCCTTATAGTGTGATTACAAATACAGTCGCGCTGACGCAGACTTTCACACGGCGGTGCTAACACTCAACCGATACATTAATTTTACCCCAGTAATCACACTTGGGGACAAAAGACCCTCCCGGAAAGGGGGAACGGGAGGGGAAACCCGCTACCGCTTCTCTGCGGCCTTAAAGACTCGGGTTTCTTTGATCGGTTCTACGTCCTCACGCTCAACTTTCGGCGCAGGCGCAGGAGCATCAATGGCGACAATCGCGTCAGCCCAAGCGTCAGCAAGTTGCCTGACGGGACCGGACTCGGGATTGCCCGCAACATCCAAGATTACCTTCTCGATTTCAGCCTTAGTAGCCATAACTAAATCCCCTTCAGAAGTTGTTCGAGTTTCTTGTACTTCAATGCAAGCATAGACGGGTCAATGTCGTCATCCTTAGTCTCCTCAACAGGCTCCTCAGCCTTCGGGGACAGTGTGTCAACAACCTGAGTCAACAAGCTCGCCTCATCATCTGACAAATCCAAACCAGATTCAATCTTCAGCATGGCGTCCGCAAGCGCATCAGCATCCACATTGGCACGCTTAGCAATCTTGTCCAAACCACGAACAGCGGTAGAACCAGCAGTCTGCGCGTAAGCGGGAAACGCAACTATACTCGTCTCGAAAAGACGGACCGAGTTGAGAACACGCTCATCAGCGGACACCCACTCGTCCCCACCCTTCGGGACAGAGAAACCAAAACTCATCGCGTCAACATCGCCACGCTTGATCAGGTACGCGGCGTCACGCCCAGCCTGAGTGTCAGGCAGATCAGCGGACACACGCAAACCAACGTTGTCTTCCTCCAAACGGAGTGTCCCTGCGCGGGTAGAACCCAGAACAGTGCCGGACTCGTGATTCCACAACAGTTTAATGTCATTGCGGGACTGCAACGAACGCTTGAAAGCACCAGGCGCGATACGCTCCGTGAACGGCAACGGTTCGCTTGGTGCGTTGAACACTGCTGCATAACCACTGAAGGTCATACCGCCACCGTCAAGCTCACGGACCTCAAACTCAGTAGAGTTAGTCCGTGTTTCAATCTTCGCCATCTCTTTAGCCTCCACGTTCACAAGCCCACGATTTTCTTCTTCAAGTCTAGCAACGACGCCCTCAGCATATTCCATAGCTCGGGTTGCGGCGCGTTTCGACGGTCCAGAACCCCACAACAAATGTGCGACCACACCGGCGGACGGATAATCTTCATTACCGGGGTTAGCTGCTGGGGAATCAAGATCGTCCATATGGCGTGCAATCCACGCAGCAATCCGCACCCACTTGTCGGCGGTAACATTACCTTCAGCCATAGCTCTCGCTTCACGCACAGTGCGCTCCACAAGCCCATCACCCGAGTAACCTTCCTCGTGATACTTCAAACCTTGACGAGCTGCGGCACGCATGTAAGCCGGAGGGTTAAGGTTCACCTCACGGTTCTCCTCCTCGCCAGCAGGTTCTTCCGGTTCATCATCCAACAAATCTTCTTCAAAAGTAAACTCAGGCATCTCATCATCCACCAGGGCGCTGATACCACTGAGTTGTGAGAACTTCAAACCAAGGAACGTGGAAGCCTCAACCCACTGACCGTCAACCTGTTCGTACATTTGCACCAACGCGGCAGGGTCAAAGAAAGTGCCATCAATCTGCACACCAGAACCAGGAATGTCCACACTGCCAGCAGACACAACCTCACGGATACGGCCCTGGAAAGTTTGACCATGCTCCTTCCAGGAAACAAAATCACCAGGCTTCAAAGTACCCGGCATTGCACGCTCGCCCAAGAACTCAGAATCTTCCTGTGCGGCAATCGCAAGCGCCTGATCGATGGCGTCATCCTTCGTGGCGTGGCAACCCATCACTTCGCCGTCTTCTTTAATCGTTGCCCACCCAGAACAACCCTCAGCGGAATCAGTAATGTAATAAGGCATTAGTCCTGAATCACCGCCAAAATTCCAAGCTCCAATCCGTCCGGGTCAGAGAAAGCGTACAGGTCGTCACCAGGACCGAGTGTAATTTTCATGTTCTGTCCTGGATCAATATGAATACTATTAGTCAGATTGATGTTGGACGGCCCAACGTAAATATATTCGTTCGAGCTTTTAGTCATGTTGTGCAAATGCACCTCCTGACCCATAGGCCTGGGCGGTACAACCATTTGGACGGCAGTACCCAACGTGACGTTATTTGTGTAGAGAGGCATTATTCGACAACGTACTCCGAGTTAGGGTCCTCCGGGTCAATCTGCGCCGTAGGTTGCAACTGCACAGACGGCAAACCAGTGTGCTCCATAGCCGGTAGACCGAGTTTGTCCAAAACATCCGCAGGATCGAAACCAACCTGGATAAGACGCTGAGCCATATCCACCTTCTCAGTTTCTTCCTTCAACGTCGCAGCAGCAACGTTCACGTTAGCTAAGGGCACCCTAACCGTGTCAGCCGACGGGTCATCAATCGCCTGTAGGTCTTCAAGGCGTCGCACATCGTTGATGGTGAGGAAGCCGGACAGAAGACCGGTGCTGTATGCGGTCATGCGGGAGTTGATGTCTGCGCGAAGCAGACCGTCAAGGTTGAACTTGATAAACGCGGTCTCTCCACCCTGGTAACGTGCCATGAGAGGCGAAAACGCCGACTCAAGCTTCTGCACGATAGGTCGCAGACAGTGGATAACCCATGCCAGGTTGTTTTGCTCCACAGAGGCGTAAGTGTTTGTGCCGGGAAGACCGAGCAGGTGCGGTGGCACATTGAAAGCCCTAGCAACATCCTCGACAGCCATACGGCGCGAGTCAATGAACTGTGCCTGATCGTTACCAACCGAGGTGGGTTTGTAGGTGGCACCGCCGGAGAGAATACCGGTGCGGTGGGCACGCTTCCAACCCTTGTGGCGTGCGTCGAAACCTTCTTGCAGGTTCTTGGCTTGCTCAGCGGTCAACTTGTTCGGGTACTCGATAATGCCCTGAGTGGTGGCACCAGCACCAAAGAAACGGGCAGCATAGTTACGGAGTGCGATGGCGAGACCAAAGTCTTCCTTGAGAGCCTCAACACGGGACACACCACGGATAGCACCAGGACGCACCACGTCAGGAATGTGAATCATATTGTCAGCAGAAATCATCCGTGACTCGTTCTTCACTTCGTACATGACACGACCAACACCGTTACGGCGAATCGTCACATCCAACGGGTTCAACACAACAAGGTTATTGATTTCACCGCGACGGTTGCTATACACGCGAATGAAAGCATTACCGTCCAACAGCATTGACACAATCACGGCACCGTAGAAAGCTTCCTTAGTGGTGTCAACGTCAGGTTGAGTCACCCAGGCGGGTCGGGGACGAAAAGCGCTGCGGCGACCATCCAACCGAATGTAAGAATCCACCGGCAATGTGGAGATTGTGTCGCTGATGAGGCTGACAGCGGAGAAGATTGCGTTGACCTGGAAAGCAGTCTCCTGGTTTACAACAGTCCCAGACTCGTTCTCCAACTCAAGGAAGTCACCAGACCCCCAAATAGTCTGAAAAGAAAGGGCGCGTTCCTCATCGCTACCGTAAAACAAATCACCAAGCATTACTTACGCTCCAAACTCAAACCGAACAACACCGCGAACGCACCGGCAACAATAAGTCCTGCTGGTGGGAAAATAAAAGCGACACCGACACTAATGGCGACAGCGCCCCCGATTTGCAACCCATTTACTAACATAATGTCCTTAGAAGAAAAACTCCGGCACTCCTTCATCTATTCTACTTGCTGTTGCTCGGTCATAGGCGATAATGAACGCAATCGCGGCGTCAATCTTCTTCCGTGACGTTGCAGACTCCTTCGTGACCCTCTGACCACGATGATCCATCTTGATAACACAGTTGTCAATGTGCCGAGACAGAACCGGGTTGCCGTCATGCACCAAACGCTCCTCAGTGACCGCCTCAAATACCTTCTGAGTCGCCGGAATCATCAAATTCAATAAGTTCGTTTTATATTCGACGATTGGGAAGTCCATTTCGTCCAAATCCTGCATCATTGACGCCCAACGGTACGGATCACACGCTATTTCACGACATAAAGGGTTCTTTTGCACATATTCGATGATTGTTTGCTTCACTTCTTCGATATTTACACGCCAAGTGTCATCATCACGCTCAAAATCCTTCTCCCACACCTTGACAAGCTTCACTTTTGGCTTTTCACCGTCTTTTGGGACAGTTACAGCGCAAATAGCGGTGGAGTCGTTCGCGTAAGACCCGTCAAAACCCAAAACATAGTCCTCATCGGGTTCTATGTCCACATTTTCGGTCAGTTTTCCCCAAGAACCCGTCGGAAGCCATGCTTGTTGCGCCGAAACCCACTGATTGCACCGTTTTGTACGAAACTCGGCCTCCGGTGTACGTTTTACCGCCGACTCGAAGTCACTTTTAGCCACAATGTCATCAAAACCGGGGTTAGCAGCTTTCCAAGTTGACTCAAGCTTGTGATCGGCTTCCATATCCGCCTCATACCAGCACATATAGAACGTGTCGTCCTTTTCCTCACCGGAAATGATGCGCTTGCCGTAGTTGTACAACGTGTAAGCGATACTGTCCTTACCTGTTTGCGATTCCGTCTTCACACCGGCAGTAGTAATCGCTATCAGCGTGGCCTGCTTACCTCGGGCACCCTGAGCCAACGACATCACATCAAAAAGACGACGATTGGGTTGCGCGTGCAACTCATCAAACAAAACGAGCGTCGGAGACAACCCTTCGTGTCGTGGCGCATCAGCCGACAACGCCCGATACACGTTACCCGTCGCAGGCACATACAGTGAGTCACGGTAAATCTTCACATGCTCGGCAAGCTCCGAGTTGCGAATCATCTTCTTCGTATCCTCGAACACAATCTTCGCTTGGTTACGGTCAGCGGCAACCGAATAGATTTCAGCCCCTTGTGTTTTTAAGTCAACAAGAGCGAAAGCAGCAATCAGTGAACCGAGCGCCGATTTCCCTTGTTTCCTCGGCATCCCCACCAGAGAAATGCGATGCCGGAGCCCGCCGTCCTCATCACGGGCAAACAAGTCACCAAGCAACCGTTTCTGCCACTCACGCAACACCATCTTGCTACCGGCAGGCCCGGCAATAGAGTCCTTCGTAATCGTGGCGAACGCATCCGCAAACCGCACAAGAAAATCACCGTCGCCACGCTCAACAGAATCGGCTGGCACCGGAGTCAACCAACGCGGGTCAGTCACGCGCCCTCTCCGACATCAACGTTTCAAACGTAGACCTCGCCTTAATCTCAGC